ATTCCCACCACCACCGCGCAAGTAACTCGCGCTTTAGATAGTTGCGTAATGAGCGGCACTAATTTTTCAAATTGGTTTAACAGTTCAACGGGAACATTTATTACTAATGTTACATATTCAAATTTAAGTGGGGACAATGGCGGACTAGAATTAAGCGTTGGTACATCTAGTTCAAGTGCCAATAGATTTGGAATTCGCAAAGCATACATTGACGTTTATTCGGGGTCAGTTAATTCAGCCGAAATGTATCCAACTGTTACAAGTGGAAATGTACGTATAGGTTTTGCCTACGCAGTAAATGATTATGCAATGTGTAGCAATGGTGGAACAATGAGAACAGATTCTTTTGGCGCTGTTCCAATTAGTTTAGATACTTTTAAATTTTATTCTGATGCAGGATCAGCTACAGGTAACTTTATAAATGGGTACGTATCTAGTTTTAAATATTTTCCAACTCGCTTAACAAACGCACAATTACAGGCCTTAACCACATGACCGACTATTTCCTGCGCACATCGACCCAAGCGTCTATGGAGGTCTGTTTAATAAATGCTGGCATTGCCACCGTTAAAGATAAGTTTTCAGTAGTCGCTGAAACTTATACGGTTGACATGATCGGCGCGGCTGATGGTGATTCACGATACCACGCCAACCTTCGCGTCTGCGGCGACCTAGCGCAAGACCAAGTAGACGAGCTACCCATTTTAGACCCGGCGCCAACCACACCCATGCGAGTATTCGCCTAATGCTAAACACCACCGTAACCACCGCGCCAAGTTTTGAACCGATTAGCCTGGCTGTGTCGAAAACACACTGCCGGGTCTACCATAGCCTAGATAATGACACATTCGGCACAGGTAGCGTAGGTAGCGGTTTAATTACCACCGCGCGCCTCATCATTGAAAATGAAATACGCGGTCCAATTCCCAACACAGGATTTACTACGGTTTTTGATTCATGGCCCGCGTCGCGCGAAATTGTGTTACCGCGTTGCCCGCTGATTAGCGTTGCTAGCGTAACCTATGTGGACACAGCTTCAGCAACCATTACGCTGAGCGCGTCAACAGATTACATTGTGAAGAGCTACAACGGGATGGGGCGCATTATGTTGCGCGATACCGCAGAATGGCCAAGTGATTTACACAACGGCGGCGAAGGCGTAATTACGGTGGTCTACACCGCGGGCTACGGCGCCAGCGCGGCGGTAATCCCTGAAGCGTTGAAACACGCTATTTTATTACAGATTGCTTCGCTGTACGAATTCCGCGCTTCTATGAGTCCAGTACAGATCAGCGTTAATTCAACTATTAAAAATTTGATATCGCAGTATTCAAACGGTAATTACGTATGAACCCTGGCTTAATGCGGACGCCGTTACTAATTAAGTTTAGGAACATTACGGTTTCCTCATACGGCCAACCGCTATTTACATACACAGGCACCACCTACATAGCCGGGCAAATTACAGAATGCTCAGGTGAAGAAAAGTTAAACCACCACAAAATGGATCAAATCGTAACCCATAAGATTACGACAAACTTTTACCCTGGTATTTCAACTGGTGACAGATTTACCGCTAGCGTAAGCCGTGATAGCAACAATGCTAGTTTCACCAAAACCTATGAAATTATAAGCGCCATAGATTATAGACAGGAAGGGCATACTTTAAATTTTATATGCCGGGAGGTCGATGATGGCTGATGAAATGGGAATACAACTTAACCAATTTGCAGATAATTTAAAATTGCTAAAGAGAGAATTGGTAGGTAAAATTATTGCTAAAGCCATGCGTGAAGCAATGGACCCAGTACAGCGCGTGGCTGGAGCGCAATACTTGCAACGCACAGGCGCTCACGATTTCAATCAAACTGAAGCAAAGTTATTAAACAGGTGGGGTGGAAGTAAAAGCAACCGCCACCCAGTGGGTGAAAGCCGTCAGCGCGTGGCCGCATCTATTTTAAAAATAAAAACAAAATCTATTAAGGGAATTAGAAAAGCGGCTAGCGGTGAACCGCGGGCATTGCTTTATAAGCTGTTCGGAAAGACCCAAAATAGCTGGCTTTTGGAATTCGGAAGATATAAAGACGTTGCTAGAAAATATCACGGATGGGGAACACTACAAAAGGTAGTAAACACTATGGAAACTTTTACCCAAGGTAAACTAGTTTCCAGCGTAAAAGAGCAAATGGATAAAGCCGCCAACAAGTTTTGGCGCGACTTTGCAAAGTTTCCAAGCGCGTCTAAAGGCGGGTCTAAATGAAGTTTATAGCCGGCGTCCACAACGCTATCGCGCAATGCCCGTCATCTCTTGCTTTAGTTTCCAGCAAGGTTTATCAAAGTTTTGCGCCGCTGACAGCCACCATGCCTTATTTAATTGTGGGCGCGCTAAGCGATGAGGCCGTAAGTCCAGCGCTTGACGGGAACAAAGATACGCTAAGAAAAGCCAATATACCTATAATGTGCGTTTCTAGCACTGTTTCAAGTTCCGCAACTATTGCAGATACGCTAAGAGTTGAATTATATAATGCCCGTGGTACACTAGCCACGGGTACAACGGTTTTAAATATACACGTCTTGGACACGAATTATCAGTGGGACCCAGGCGAAGACGGAACAGAGAATGGCGCGCATATTTGCATAATTAATTTAAATTTCTTTTACAGAGCAACCACACCGGCACCAGTTACTTTCGTAGCTGGACCATAACACAAAGGATTATAATCATGGCAGTAGCACTAGGAAATGGCGCAACACTTGTAATAGGTAGCGCGGCATCACCAACAACAAACGTAGCAAATTTAACTACAGTTAGTTTTGATGGGTTTAAAGTTTCAACCGTGGAAACAAGCGCCCTTTCGGCAACTTATAAAACGTTTATTCCTGGGCTTTTGGAAGGTGGCAGTATAACTATCACCTGCAACAGCGACACAAGCGACACAGGACAGAGCCTATTAACTACTAATATGCTCGCCAAAACGCTTACATACTTTATTTTAACGTTTGCTGATGGTTCAGTAATTGGCGGCGGCACCGGAAGTACTGCTTACGTGGATTCTTACAAGACTGATGCCAGCGTAGATTCAGTGCAGATGGCTTCATGGACTCTTAAAACCACAGGCACCCTATCAGTAGCTTAATATGGCAACCACCCGCGCACAATTAGCCGCGTTAAACGCAACCATTCCCACCGCTGAAGTTATAATCAAGGGTGTGGGAGTGGTTAAGGTACGTTCGCTGACGGCGGGGGAGCGTGATAGCTGGGAGCAATATGTTTATAATTCGCGAAAACCAAACGAAGCAGTAAAGAATTTACGGGCTTCGCTAGTGGTACGCGCGATTGTGGACGACGCGGGCGCAAGAATATACGGCGATACGGTGGAAGATATGGAGGAAGTTTCCTCCCTGCCCGCAAAAGTGGTAGACAGAATTTATAAGGCGGCGCAGAAACTTAGCGGCCTTGGCGCCGATGATATAGACGAACTAGAAAAAATCTAAACCAGCGCCCGCTACGAAAGTTTTATTTTACTTTGGCGCTGGAACTAGGCAAAACCGTAGCGGAAATTGAAACCATGAGCAGTTTAGAAATTAGCGAGTGGATAGCGTACAACAGGATTGACCCGCTGGGCCGTGAACAGCGCGGCGATTTACGCGCCGGGATTGTGGCAAGCGTCATAGCCAACAGCAACCGCACACGTGGTAGCGCCTTTACAGCGCAAGATTTCCTACCCTTTCCTACTGCTAAGACACCTACACAAAAGCAAACGCCAGTCGAAGCGGTGCAAGAATTTAAAAAATTAATAGCGCGGGGACATCATGGCTAACGCTGGCTCTATTGTTGCATCTTTAATTGTCAACGCTGACGGCGCCATCGCTGGTTTTAATGCTGGAACGGAAGCCGCGAAGAAAGCCGCCAATTCGATTGGTGGCAGTATTGCGCGAATAAATTCTAAGCAGATTAACGCCGCGGCCACAAACCTATTAAAGAATTTTGTTAGCCCAGCCGCGCTGGCCGGCGCTGGCGCATCATTGCTTACCGATCTAGTAAAGGGGTTTTCTACTGGCAGTACCAAAACATGGGAACAAGCTGGAATGAACATTATGACAAGCCTAAATAAAGGCTTGCAGTCTATCCCGATTGTGGGTGAATTTGGGAAATTAGGGGAAACAATCGGTAACGCATTCTTTGGCGTCGATAAGGCTAACGCTTCCATAGCGCAAACTGAAATTCAAATTGCAAAGGTTGACGCGGTATTAAAGCAACTTAAAAGCACCGCGGATTTAACTCTTAGCACTGAAGCAAAAATACGTAAAGATACTAGGCAGTTAAATATGACTGCTGATGCAAAAGAGCTAGACGATTATCAAGACAAACTAGACGCGGAATTAGATATGTCTATAGCGGCGCAATTAGCTATATTTGATAGTACTGCCGGACCATCAAAACAACTATTAAAAGAAACATACAGCGCTGGAACAGGCGAGGGGGGCGGGTCACAAAGTAGTATTCTTGTAGATAATCCATTGTATGAACAACAAATGGACGAAAGGGTGCAAGCCCGCGCAAGAGTAGAAAAACGAATACGCGAAGATAACGCTATTACTTTTGATATTGAATCTAATAAAATTAAAGACGCGCAACAGGAACGGGCTAAAGCCGTTAAAGATGAGGCAGATTTTCAAAAGGGAATAACGGAAGATATTCGCGTACAAGATGAGGAATACGATGCGTGGAAAAAACAAAGTGACGCAGAAGAATTAGACCGAAAAAAACTACTTGCAAGAGTGGAAAAGGATTTAGCGGATGAGCGTTCAGATGCTTTGGACGCCGCCATAAAAGCCTACGACGCGTACGGGGACGCCCAAGCTAATTTTGGAAATACAGTAGATGAAATTAAAAGAAAAGGCGCAGAAGACGCTAAGAATCAAAACGTAACTACTGGCTTGCAAACCGCGATAGGAGCGGTAAAGGTGGCGGGCGCTCAAGATTTCAGCGTACAAAAACAAATAGACATAGCCAATAATGCACTGGCAGAATCAAAGCGGCAAAGCGATTTACTGAAAAAGATTTCAGAAAACCTACAACCAGGCAAGGTGACATAATGGCTTTAGTTTGGCAAAACAGTACGCGCTCAGCAACCTTTGACCGCGGCAAGTGGCAGGGTACGCAAAATTATATTGTTTATGATGACGCGCAAGCCGCAATTAATGTTTACGATTTGGCAAGTACTGGCCCGCCCACCGTTGGTTTTGGTGGTGGGCAAGACCCTACGCTAGATACCTATCTACGCTCCGTTGGTTCAACGTACACGCCAGCGCCTGACGGGCGTAATCGCGTTTGGAACGTTACCTATACGTTTGAGTCTATAATGGGTGATGGAAGCGCCATTACGTCTACGGACGTCTTGACCGAAACGGAAGTAAATTTTACGAGTTTTGAATGTAATATAACTTCTGAAGTACTTGATATTTGGTATTCAAACCCGACGCTACCCAGCACGGACGCGCTACGCAGTGATCCGGGATTAACACCACTAAGCGGGGGTACGCCCGTATACGCTGGCAAGGACCCTATTTCATTCGTGTCTAGCGTAATGAGCATTTCAGTACGCAACGTAAGAAACGGAAGACCTGATTATTTAACGCTTGCGGGCATTATTGGAAAGCGTAATAGCGTGGCATTTACCTTTGGCGCCAATGCAAATGCGGCGCAAAATCTAATATGCCCTATTGGTTCATTATTGTTTGTTGGCGCCACCACTAGCCGTATCGGTCCCAACCAGTACGAAGTAAACTTTCAGTTTAGTTTTGACCCTAATCTATATTTCCTACGTCAAGTTCCTCTAATGGATACTGAGGGCGTTAAGATTGTTTTAAAAACGCCAGCCAGCGCCTTTAGCGATTCAAACCCGTATTACGCTGATAAGGTATATTATAAGCAACCGTTCCCATCCGTTACTGCCTTTAGCGCTCTTGGATTGGTAACGACGTAATGGACATTAAGCCCAATATCCGCAGTAACTTTGGGCCACTGAGTCCGCGCGGGTTTAACAAGATTGCGGCGAAGGCAAATGAGCGCACAACGCGCGACGCCACGCGGGATTTATTGCCTGGGACAAAAGTATTTACCGCAAAAATTACAGGTAATACTACAATAATTGCGAATAGGCGCTGGAAGTATAATTGGATTCAATCGTATTTAAAATCTAATAATAAACTATTTACCCAATCGTCAACGTATCTAGTTAGCGCCGCTGGTAGTGAGGCTTATAATACTTGTGAGGCGTTGCAACAATCAAGCGGTACCTATGACGGCCCTGGCATTACACACTCAAACATCCCCGCGGGCTACACATTGCAACCGATTGCCACAGGTACTAACGTTTTAATTTTTCAAAGCCGAGATGATTTAGGTGCTGTTACTTTTGTATTTTCGCTGGCTAACGCCATTGATGGAGCTTGTGCGTAATGGCGCCGGCTAAGAAACCAACATTAACGCCACTGCAAACGGTGGTACTTTATGGGCAACTCATAGGAATTATATTAGCGCTTGGAATATACATTACTGACATTGGACGCAAGACCGCAACCCTTGACCGTATCGGTAGCGACGTTACCGAGTTGCGGATTATAGCTTCTGACCTGACCAAGGCGGTTATACGTGGCCAGGCAATAGATGAAGGCCACACCGCGGCGCTACAGGTTTTAACTTTAAAGATTGATAAACTCAAACCCTAATGGAGGAATATACATGGATTCGTTTCTTGGCAACATTTTTTATACTATCGTTTGCGTATCTATTGGTTGGGTACTTGGTCAATTATTCAGCATTGAAACATTTAAAAAATGGCTTGGTCCAAAGCAATAAATTTTATTTGCGTTTGCGCGTTTATTTCAAGCGGTGGCTGTAGTGCCGCCAAGGAAATAGCCGCCAGCGCTGACCACGCCAGCACGTTGGCGCATTCTGTCTACACACGCGCGCAGTGGATCACCACCCATTCTGCGGAGCCGGACACAATCAAGGCGGCTACGGCCATCCAGGCTGACGCTATGGCTATCCTCGCTGAAACGTCAGATATAAACGTAGCCGTAAGCGGCGTACGGGATATACAAAGCGCCTACGTTACCGCGCTAATGTGGGCTAGCGCCGCTGTGGTGTTTGCCGCGCTGGCTTTCATACTTTGGCAAAGCGGCCTAGGCGTAGCACTGCGCGCGCTTTGCGGGCTTATACCACGGCGCACACAAAACGAAGCGGCGCTAGCGCGTCAAATGCTAAGCGATGACCCAACCACCGCGCGGGAATTTGTCGCGGCAAAGCGAGCAAGCGATCCGCTATTCGCGGCCGCTTGGAAAGAGGGGGCGAAGTGAGTTTATTAAATGCGGCGTGTTGTTGCATAGGTCATTGTTGCGTAACCGACGAATTTGGTGGGGAGTGCGGTTGTTACGCAAATCAAAGCAAAACGCAATGTGACACTCTTAATGGCCGTTGGTACTCAGGCAAACTTTGCGACGACAATTTTACCTGTTTAGGTATGTGTTGCATATTTGATTCCAATGGAAATTTTAAAGATTGCAAAGGTGCAATGAATGAATGCGATTGTCTTGAACAGCGTGAAATAGGTGACACAATAAAAATGGTTTTCTTTGGCGATGCAGAAAATGAGAATTGTGATTTATGCCAAGAAACACCATGCGCCGAAGAAAATGTCACAGACAAAATATGGGTGTGGATGACTGGATTTAGGTTTACCGATTTAAGTTCAACGGGCTTTCTTTACTGTGAAGATTGTGCATACATTGAAGAACGATTTAAGACTTTAATATATAGACATGCAAAATGTTTTTTAGTTACAGAAACAACAGAAATGGCGACTTATATTGCGGCAATTGAGGCTTATGAAAATTCTTTTATAAGTACATTTACTGGAACTGGAACTTGTCCTCCTGTGCTATATGAAAATGTTACTGTTGAGATGACATGGCACACAGTTCCTGTATGTTGTGGTCAAACTATTTATTTATGGTTTAAGCCGTACACGACAAAAGAAGTAGTTGAATGTACTTCTACATCAATCAATCATCCGTGGTCACATATTGGAAGTTTTTGGAATGTTACGCCGGCAACTTGTCCAAATCCTTCTTCTCCATGCTGAAATGACTGACAGTGAATAAAGAAGATTTTACAAATGAATTAAACAATGTCTTGCAAAATATTACTGCGAGAAGATTTGATTCTTCAATTGCTGAGTATGTGCCTAGTGTTGAATATCAAGAAATAATTGCGAAGCACGGACGGCAAAGCATAAAACTAATTGAAAACTTAAAGCCAAGGCAACCGACACAAGTCGAACTTGCCAAGCAATACGCCCGCGCCGAACTCACCCACGCAACGCAAGGCCCTGCAAGCGAAGCCGACGCGGCGGCGCGACTGGCGATCTGCATGGCTTGCGAACACCGCGCAACGGATTACAAAGGGCAGACCGATACAGTGGGGTGGTGTACACGGTGTGGCTGTGGGGCTAACGCGCGGGCTGTATTGACGGTTAAGGTAACCCTTGCTGGGGCGTCATGCCCACTGACGCCGCCGAAATGGGAAGCCGTGCCAGGCACCGGCGCCACGCTGGCGTCAGCCGTGGACGCGGTAGCGGGCGTCACTAAAAGCATCATTCATAAGTTGACTGGCGGCTAAACCTAGCGAAATCATGCAGGATTACTGGGCTTGACAAAGCCCCAGCGTTTTGTCATGCTAGTGGAATGTTCAAGGTCACATTTCCACAATTAGATTCTGAGAGCGCGCCGCGGGCGTCCGACCTTGAACAGTTAAATGCTTTCGGCGCGCCCTCACAATCTAGAAACGGATTGAAGATATGACACAGCTAGAGATTCTAAATAGTTTGCGTAATGCTTTGCATAATGTGTTAAGTGATTTATTTATTGTGGCGCCTGATGATTATCTAAACAGCGACAATTTTATTAACGCCCGTAACGCGTTGCGAAATTCAGTAGATTCTATAAAGGCGTTTAATCAAATTAAGGATTCTGCAAAACCGCAAACCGTAAACAGTAAACTTGCAAAAATTGGAACGCGCAAAAATGCAAAGCCACGTTACAACTATGACGCTGAAGGTAATCACATTAAAGCGCAAGATTTAGTAGCCGGTCGATTACGTCGATATATGGCTACAAACACCGAGCCGCCAATCATTTCAATGATTTGCAGAGAGTGCAACGTTACCAATAACGGCCATATAAATTCTTTTATATGCAACCAGTCTGATTTAGTTTTATTTCTTGGAAAATTTCCTAGCTACAACTGGATGCGGTTGCATAAAAACACAGTTACAAATCGTTTAAATGGAGTTTATACAGAAATGACAACTTTAGCAGGTGTAAAATAATGAATTACAAAACACAAGAGCAATGGGTTAAACGCGCTGAGGATGTTGTACTCTCTATGGTCCATTTAATGGATCAAGCCGCGGAATTTCCCAAGGAAGATTACAAGGCAAAAGCTTTACGCCGCGGCGCAATAATAATTCAACTAGTAATAGCAACCAGGCTTCAAGAGGTAATCGATTGTTTGGACGCTGACAAAATCGCAAACGCTACGGACGTGCTGGCGGCAGTAGCGCAAGTGGCTGACAGGCGAAGCGATGAAATCCCGCTAGTAAAGACTGGTCAAGGTGACACTGAGCGCATGGTCTATGAGCGGGATTTGATAGGCGAAGTAAACAAACTATCTGCAATGCGGAAACTTACCGATATGTGGCGCCAAAAAAAGTGGGGTACAAAATGACATTTTCACCGTGCATTATTGAGAATATGCCCGCAATGATTTACCACAGTATGCGGGATTGGACAGGCTCTAGCGTGTTGCGGAAGCTGGCGAATAGTTCAGCGCTTCACGCTAAACACTTTGAAAGCACACCACTAAAGGGTGTAGCGCTTGATTTGGGTACAGCGTTCCACGCCGCAATGCTTCAACCTGAAGAGGAAATTTACGCTATTGCGCCTGACTGTGACCGCCGAACAGCGGCGGGTAAAGCGCTTTGGGCTGAATTCCAAGGTGACCACCGTGGGCTACTAATCCTAGATTCCGAAATGGGAACCACCCTAAATGGGATGATTGAAGCCGCCGGGAAAGATTGGCGCTGGACCCAAGCGCTAAAGAAAACCAAGCGCGAGGTTTCAGTGTTTGGCGATTTTGGCGGGCAGATTAAAAGCAGAATGGACGCTTGGAAGGAAGATATTATTATTGATATTAAGACCAGTAGCGACCCCGTGGACGCCGCTAGTTTCGCGCGGAGCATGGACAAATATGGCTACGCCCAGCAAGCGTGTCACTACCGCGAGTGTTTAAAATCCGCATTGCGTTTAACTGACCAGTTGGTATGTGACAATTATAGTTTTATATTCTTGTGCATTGAAACCAAGGCGCCATACGGTACCGCCGCGTATCGCCTAGATGACATGGACATGGACCTACACATGGCCAGCATTGCGAATTTAAATAAGACTTGGCATATGTGTCATGCTCAAAATGAATACCCTGGCTACCCACAGGAAAATATAATGGAACTGCGATTACCGGGCTATGCACTTAACAAACTCACACTACAGAATGGGGGACCACTATGAGCGATATTATACTTTATACTAACCCGTCCGAACAGTTTCAAAACGCCGATGCTCTTGTGACAGAAATGCACAAGCGCGCTAAGCATTTAATTTTAGATATCAGGGGCAAACAATACCCGACAGTGAATTATTATACTGCGTTAGGCTGGGCTTGCGGCCTCACTGCGCGTGAGGAAAGCGTAAGTAAAGTGGAAACCGCTGATGGTTCCATTGAATATGAGGCGCTGATTTCTATTCGACGGGTGAGCGATGGCACGGAAATTACACGTGGTAGCGCCATCGCAAGCAGTAACGAGAATGCCCCTTGGGCGCGCGCGGCGTTCAGCATCCGAAGCATGGCAATTACGCGCGCTGTGGGAAAATCCTACAGGTTATATCTAAGCGTTATACCCATCATGGCAAAGATTGAATCGTGTAGCGCTGAGGAAATGCCGGAACTGCCAGCGCTTCCGGCGCCAACGGCGGCGCCACAGGCAACAGGCAAAGCCGCTGGCATTACCGAGCGATTCAGCGCCGCGCGTTTAGATGAGGAACTAGACAGTTTAGCTGAGGAATTGTGTGGCATTGCGGACCAGCTGGGCCATGACACTACAGCCGCGAAGTGTCGCGCGCAGTGCGCCAAGGGCGCCGCAAATGGTAGCGAAGTAAAAGAGCGTTTACTGGCAAAGATTAAATCAGGCACGGAAAAACTTATAAAGGAAAGCAAGAAATGAAAGCAGTATTTAATAAACAGGATGCGGGTAAAACGTTCACAGCGGGCGCGGATATTTTGCTAAAGACGGGTGCCACGCACACGTTTACAATCACAAAGGCAACGGAAGAAAATAAGCCGTGGCATCTAAAGAATTTCCCGTCGAGTGGTGGCAACGCTTTATGCCTATGGCTTGACTGTGAGCCAGGCGGGCGCCCTCGCATATTCCACGATATCCCAGTGAATATGAGCAACGCCCTTAACGCATTGCTAGCGTCATGCGGGCAACCACTCCTAACGGAAAAGAATCCTGACATGAACCCAACCAATTTGGAAGGGCTAAAAGTGTCTTGCATTGTGGGCCAGTATGAAGGTAAGACGGGTATTAAAAACACCATCACGCAATTCTTGCCGGCGCCAAGTGGTAAAGCGGTGGCGGCAAAGGTAGCGGCGCCGGTGGTGGATGATCAGGATATCCCATTTTAAGGAATAAAAATGACAAATATTTATAAAAGAACTGTAGACCCCGAAGCTACATTTTCTGAAAATATATTAATTGATTTGGTTTTTCGTTATATTTTACAACAGCAAGATAATGATATTACTCATTATTCTGAGGTGTCAGTAGATGAAGTTTATAGCCATTTATGTGATTCCGCTCGTGGGTTTTCTAATTATTACAGTAGAA